GACCAATCAAATGGTGCAGAATCTGGAGAACTTGGAATAAGTGTATAGCTTGTCTCAGTTCCCTGACCATTACGCTTTACCTTCCAAGTAAGATTTGAAATGCTACCTGTCTCAAGTGCATATTCACGAATAGTATTAAATGCTGACTGCTTGCTAACACCCATGTTCCAAATTGCAACATATGGTGCTTCAATTCCATCGTCAACAAGAACGTTGCAGTAGAAGCGAAGACGAGCTCTCCAGCCAGCCTTTGGGTCCTTACGATGCATCTCTTCTGCCCAGTCACGTCCTTCTGATTCCATTGTATCTACAGCCTTACGCTTGTAGTCTTTTGGATTTGTGTGTTCTGATACTACTAGAGCCAGTCCACGATCTACATTGTAGTTGGCTGAGTCTTCATCAAGTTCCTCAATAAAGCGGATCTTAACTGCTTGTCCGTCAGCGATCTTAAACCAACGAACCTTAGTTCCAGTTCCTTCAAACTTTGGCTTATCTACTAGTGCGTTAATGTTTTTTAGTCCTTTTACAATTGCCATTTTTTATTTCTCCTTGTTTATTGTTTTTATTTTAGCATAGAAATGATTGAATTGTCAAACTGGAACTCCAGCTTTTTAATGTCATCATCTTCCATGTCTCCTATGTCTTTATATTTTTTGTCTAGGCTAATAACAGTTACAAGATGACCTAGTTTTTCAACTAACTTATCTTTCATAATGCTACCAGCTTCATCGTTATCTGCAATTAGTACAACATTGTTGAAGTACTTTTCTAATAGTCTGATCTGAGATACAGACACATTAGCACCCAGCGTTGCAACTGCTGGAAAACCTACTTGATCTAAGCGGATTGCATCAAATGATGATTCCACTACATATACTATACTAGAACTCTTGACTCTATGTAAGTTGAATAGCACCTTACTTTTTGGAAGTCCTGGAGTATTCTTAAAATCTTTACCCTCAATAGTTCTTGCAACAAATCCTATGCACATTCCGTCAGGAGAATGCACTGGTATAGTTACAGACCCCTGCTTTTCAGAATATCCTAAATCAAACTTAATAACAGAATCCTTGTTGATTCTACGACCATTAAAATAGTTCATTGCTTTTGGCGCATCAAGTGCTTGCTTGTTTAGTCTTTTAATAAGAAGCTCATCATATTGAACAAAATCAGGTGGTGCGTACAATGCTTTTCCAACTATCTCTTGAATGTCTGATTGCTGCTCTTTACTTTTAATATAGCGAACAGTTTCAAAATATGATCTGCTAGAAGTAAACATAATTAGCTCAACAATATTTTTTGTTGTTTGACATCCAAAGCAAAAGAACAAACCACTATCTTTAGCTACTTCTCCAGCTGGTGTTCTTGTATTGTTGTGGTATGGGCAATAGATAATAAAGTCATTGCCAAACTCAGCCTCAATATCTAAGCCTGCACCATTAAGAACACGACGTATCTGCTCTTCTGTATAGATCTCTTTACTTGCCATCTTCAAAATCCTTATAACGATAGTATCCCTTGTCAAAATCACACTGGACTAAGAAGTCTCCCATAAAACCATTACGATTCTTTCTAAAAGCACACTCAATAATATCGCTATTGCTAGCACGACCAAGTGCCATTACCCAGTCAGCATCGTATGCAATCTGTCTTGACCATGCTGTCTGTGCAAGGGTAGGTACAGTAGACATATCCTTGACATCATCAGGTGTAGCAGATGAGATAGCAATGATAGGAACTTCTTCGCTAATAGCCATAAGTTTAAGTTCACGAGAAAGATTCTTCATCTTTACCGTTTCATTATCAGCCTTCTGATTTGGACTCATCAATTGAAGATAGTCAACCACAACAAAGTCTGGCTTATACTGATCAAGCTTTCCACGAATTACTGATGGAGTTACCTCTCCTCCAGAATCATTAGATATGATATGGAAAGGTGGACGACCCTCAATCTTACTAGTATGCCACTTCTTCATCATGTCAAGTTCTACTTCACCATTTGATAGTTTTCTGTGTGACCAAAGACCTTCGCCCATAATTGTAAATACACGGTTACGAACTTCTGTCTCACTCATTTCAAGAGAAATAATTAGTGGTGTCTTTCCTTGCTTCCATGCCTGCACAGCAAAGTACAATGCCATCCATGACTTACCAATTCCAGGATAGGCAAGGAATACCCCAAGCTGTCCTGGCATAATTCCAGATGGTAGGTAGTTATCAAAACCTGGCAAGCCTGTTTTAATTCCACGCTGACCAAGAGCTTGCTGTTCTTTTACATTTTCAAAGTATGCAATAGCAGAATCAATATCTGTTGCATCAATATCACGAATAGAAGATGTGTTTTTCTTGAGTGCAGATGTTTTAGTAATTAACTCTTCAAGTGCCTGTGCACCCTGACCACTTTGAACTTCAGTTGCAGCAGACCTTAGTATGTCCTTCATACTATCATTAACATACTCAACCTTTAGCTCTTCAAGGTGATGCTTTGTTGCACCAACATCCTTAACAATCTCAAAGTCTCTAAACTTTTCTACCACAAGAGATGAAGGTGGGACTGTTCCATTGTTTTCAGCATACAGACGAATGAAGTTCCATACATCGTTATGTGTTCTTAGCAGTGTCTCTACATTGGCTTGCAGTAGTACATGGAGTTGTTTATCTTGCAATACCGCTGAAATTACTTTAGCCTCAGTATTATTCATTTAGCCACTCCCTTGCTTTAGCCCTGCGTTGTTGTCTCTCTTTTATATCTTGTTCTACATCTAGTTTACCATTAAGAATTTTTTCTGCATTATATGCAAAGTAATTCCAGGTCGGATCTTGTGCAACAGAAAAGTAATACTCAAGCAAGTCATAGCATTGAGAAATACCGTATGACTCAATAAGCCCGTCTGATGCCCACTGCTCAACATTTAGATTTAAAGATGGCTTTTGCTCATATCTTGCTGTATGCAATTTTGAGTATCTACTAAGCAAAGCCATTCGGTCTTTGCGCTCAGCCATTACTCTGAGATTTCAGACTTTGCTTCTTGAATCTTCTCAGTTAGCTTATCTTCTACAAACTTATAAACACGCTCAAAAGCTTCGTTTGTAGTCTCTCCATCACGCTTGCTATCTACCACACCAAGATCAAGTCTTAGTGACTGAAAGTTACCCAGATTAAGTGTGTAACCCAATGTTACGTTTACCCTTGTTGAATCGTTTTCCATTATCCACCCATTTCATTTTAAATGGACTCATTCCAAACTGGAATAAATCGTCCATCTTCTGTCTTCGTATATGTAAGTATACCGTCTCCCATTCGCCTTGTCAATTCTTGGCTAGTTGGAGTCATGTTGTTTGTTATTAATTTGTCTTTTCTTGGTTGTCCAATATGTATACTTGCAAGTATAGCACGTATCTCTTTTACATGTGATTCAGAGTAATAAGATCTAATTGTAAAACCTCTTTCACCATTAAGCTTTGCACCTATTGGTGGAGGAATAACTCCTCGTTTAATTAAACTTGGCATATACTTCCTATGCCTATTGACAAGCTTAGCAGTCTCTGCTACACTATATGCTCTTTCTCTATTCTTTTTAAAGTCAGAAAGCAAGCATGTCTCTAAACGATCTTTAGTTATATTGTAAAACGTAACCATTCCAGTTGAACGGGAGTTATGATATACCCTGACCAGATCATCATTCAAAAACCATACTTTAACCTTACCCTTAATTACAGGTTCGTTATTGTATGCTTGGCTCTGGATTTTTCCTTTTGAAGTATCCATTGTCCCTCTTTTGTTGCTCCTACTGGGTGATAAAACTTTCTATTACCACATATAAGACAAGATGTTTCTATATGGTCAGTACTCGTATATTGTCTATCAACGAATACACGACCATGACACTTGCTGCACTTTAACATTAATTAGTTAGTCTTCTTTTTCCTCAGCAAGCAACGTGATGTCTGCTCTAAGAATAGCCATCTGCGTCTCATAGTGAGTCACAAGCTCGCCTATTCTTTGCTGTAATGCAGTTATTACCAGATCATGCTTTGTAGTCATTGTTTCCCCTTTTTATCCCTCAATAATTATATCACACAGTTACTCATAAACACGTTTTTGATGATCTAAATATGTAGACCCATCTGTATGCGTTCCACTAAAATATCTTCTTCCAGACATATGATTTTTTTCTTTATCTACTGTGTTTCTTTCTGTGCTTAGATTGGAAGATTCATTAATATCATTCATTACTGTTTCTCTATCAAAATGATCAAGTGCTGACTCAACCTTAAACTTATCAACAAAATACCTTTGAATTGGTATGAATGCACCTATTGGATCACCCTTCCTTACTTCAATCTTTATATTTGGCACAGTGACTTTAAAATTAAAAGTAAAATCTCTTCTAATGTTGTCACACTCAATAATACCAGTTAAAGCAAAGCATCCAGGAATAAAGTGGTTTGGAGGTTGAATAGTCATAATATTTATTCCCACTGGAGTTTTTAAAGCAAACATGTTTTGTATAGTAATTATACCATCACCAAAACCAGTTTTTATAATCTGCTTATGACTATTATCTTCATTTAAAAATGTAATCTCCGCATTACCTCGTGACCCATCCCAAACAATATCAAAATCACGGACTGACTTTATAATAAATCCATACTGATTACCAACTGTTAATGGGAGGCAATAGTATGCATGGGGATTCATCCATTCACGTTTTACACTACCTGCAAGTGACTCAATTATTTCATCAAAATATGTCAAAGAATCAATATGATGAGGTATTACTAAAATTTTATTATCTGGAACTTCGTATCCTGGATCATTAATATAGTTAGTAGACAATAGACTTCTCCTTAAACATTAGTTTCTAATTGCTAGATTTATACATGCTCTTGGAGCTTTAAATGTTTCAATTTCATGTTCCAGAAACTTTGGAATAAACAGGAAATCCCCAGCCTTGACATAATATTCATTTTCAAGGTTGTGTCCAGTTCTCCAAATCATTTCTCCTTGAGCAACCCACTGAAATTGATCTACTAAGTCGTAATGATGTTTTCCTACTACACCCTTGTTTTTCATAAATGTCACTAAACCAAAATTGTTAGTATATATATCTTTTGGATAGACTGATAGTCCCCATTCGGTTATTGGCTTTAGCTCTGGAATAATTTCCATGTATGGGTCAGATGGATCATTTAGCTGAAATGCCAAGCGTGACCAAAATCTGCATTTTAACTTAAAGCTTAAATATTCTTCTTCTAAATTGTTTGTATCTAAGTAAGATCTATCTGGGTATTTTTCTAGATCTTCCTCTACATATCCAGCAATAACTTTTAAAAGTGTGTCCCATGATGGGAGATTTGGAAATGCATTTTTAAATATATGAATTCTGTTTTTTTGTCTTGCTTGCTCTATTAAAGATAAATCTATTGTCATATTTACTCCTTTGCTCCTTTAGTATATCATATACATATTTCATTGTCATATTCTTGCTGCCATAGGAAAATATCATTTAGGTCATTAAGCATTGGCTGGCCTTTTATATTTATTTACAGCCTGAACTTTTGAAGTTTCATTAATAGCTAAAATTATCATCAATAGATGTAGTCTTTCTTTTTTTTGTTTTTCTTAAAAATAGCCCTAATAAGTCTTTCAAAAAAATATTTTAATATCACAATAACAACTCTCTATAAAACGAATCAGCAATATGTTTATGCATATGAGAATTAAAATGTCCGATATATTTATCGTTATGGTCTTCGGCATAATAATATCTATCTTCCCAAGATTTCTTATATTCCTGATGACATTCTGGATCATCTATGGTGCTTTTTTCTAAATACCTATATCTTTTAAAATTATCTATATCAGTTTCTATAAAATTTAAAAAGGAGCTTTTATTGCTACTTTTTATTTTTTTAATTATATCAACAGAGTCTCTATTCCAAATAGAGTATTTTAGGTTAATTCCAGCGGCTAGGCAGTACATTTCTAAGTTTAATATAGAGTGAAGATTTATATACATTACTGACTCGTTTGGCAGAACATCAGAAACTTTATGTGGAGCTTTTGAGAACTTTGGTCTATTAGAAATTAAATCTGATCCAGATGCAACTGAGTAGCAGAAGTTAAAGCCAAAGCCGTTTTCATTTTCTAATATTTTATTGACATTTGGTAAATGTATTCTTGATATATCTGGAAATAAAATAAAAATATTTTTTGGATTTCCAAACAATTTTATATAAGCAAATATATTTTGAACTATTGTATTTACTGCTCCCCCAACCATTGATATGTTTTGATATTCTACATCTAGGCTTTTGCATAAAACATTTGCCCAGACTTCTTCTTGGGGAATGCCTAATCCAAAAGTATGTGAGCAGCCAGATACAAGTGTATTGCAGTTGGACGTTAATTCACTTGACCTATATCCAAGAGTATTATAAGAATAATGAATTTTTGGACTAGCTATAAAAGGCTTGCTTTCTCTTATTGTTTCAAAACCATACCTTGTTTTAAATCCGAAAGTTAAAAGGTTGTCAGAACCAAAAAATATTAAATCAGATTCTATTAGCCCATCTAATATCATATCTCTACTGGATCATCATTCCTATGAGCTACGCAATGCTGATACCCCTCTGTTTTGTGATAATCTGGATTATACTCTGTAAACTTAGAATCCATTCCGCTTGCCAAACAAAATTCTACTACCTTTTCTTTTGAAATATCCCCATACTTTCCTGTCAGCCTTCCAGAAAGAAGCATGTTTAACTTTATCATAGATTTATCTGAATTTTCCCAATATGCTTTTTTGTTCTTGTCCATCCATGGTCTATGAGTCATATATCTAGGTTTTTCTTCTCCTGGATACTTCTTAACTGTATTGTGCCAATATAATATTTTAGATGTAGCATAAAATCTCCATCCTCTGCACCATGCCTGAACTGTAACATAAGGCTCTTCTCCATTAAAATTCATTTCTGGATCTAAGGGAACTTCTTTGACAAAATCTTTACTGGCAAAACACCAAGTAAAGTGAACCCAATATCCCTCGTGAACATCGTCATCTTTTGGTGGATGTGATGAGCTAGGAAACCAAAATCCAGGAGTAAAGCCTGGAGATATTTGGCTATGATATAAATTTTCTTCTAAATTTAATTGTGTATTGTGCAGCCTCACAGAGCCATCTTCTGATATTTCATAATCTGGACCACAATATGTAAGTACTGGCTTTTCTGACTTTAGCAATGCTTTATTATATTCATCTAAACATATAGTATCCCAGTTTTCAGTAAAAATTGTATGACCACATATGTATAGGATATAGTCATAGTCAAACCCTACTTCTGTAGTTAAATTTCTTGCCCATAAAATTCCTCTATATTCGGAAAGATCAAACTTTCTATAGATAATTTGATTTTCTGGAATAAAGCTTAGATCAGAATAATTTTCTTTATTATCCTCTTCAACTATAGAAAAATATATGTTTTCTTTATTGCTGGCATTGTTGTATGCACTCAAAACTGTTTCTTTTAAATTTTTTTCTCTATAAGCAATTATTGATATCATTATTTTTGACATTTACACACCTCCCAGTGGCGCCATTCCAGTATTGTCTACTCTATTATAAGAGTAGCCTTTAGATCTATAGTCATTTCTTACTGTTTCAACATAATCTGAACCTTCTGTGAAATACCAATGAGTTGGTTCTACGTAGTGAAAAAATGCTAATCCTATTTTTATATTATCTTGATAAAGTGTTTCTCTCCAGTGTTCCTGCTCTTCTCCAAAAAAACATACTGCCTGATTTTCTTTATACTCAAATTTTTGATTGTCTACCCATAAAGGCCAATTGTGGCTTTCATAAAAACAAAGATCTATCGTGTACGTGCAAGCATTTGCGTCGTAATGGGGAGGAAGGTTTGCTCCAGATTTAGAATACTCAACAAATAAAGCATTTGTTGGAAGCAAGGTTTCGCTTTTAAAAATTTTTCTAGCAATAGGCAAAAGCTGTTCGTGATACTTTTTAATAACTGGGTCTTCATTCCCAATTAACCATCTTCCATTTTCATCAACATTGTTAGATCTAAGAGTTGTATGATTTAAAAAATAATTTTTACCATACTCAAAATCTTCTTCTGAAAGAACGTTATCTATAAGGAAGGCTTGTCTTTTCATTCTACCACTTACCCAATGGGCATCTTGCTGCTTGCATCTTTGTTTTTGCTGACATAAAACATCCACACTTTTTACATTGTGTAGTTAACTTAATTAACTCTGGGCATTCTAAACAAATATTTATCCTAGTTTCTGCTAATTCTTCACTAGATTTTTTTGTGGCAGGATTTAATAGGTCTAATGGAGTTACTCCATTTTTTTCTTTGTACTGTTCCCACCTTGACTTTGACATATATATTTTACCCCAATTATGGCATAAAGCCAGTAACATCCCTATTCGTTATTATAAATTTTTCCCCGTCAAAACTAGCATGTGGTGATTCCACATATCTGCCATAGGGATAATCTTTTAAATTTAATACAGTTGGATTGCTTAGTAATATACTACCAAAATATTCTGTTGTTTGCAACTCTTCTAAGGTTTCTCCATTTTTAATAAATCTAACAGTTATTCCGTCATGGTCTGGGTACTCTTCACTAATATCTATACATTCTTCAGAATCTAAAAATATTGATGCATGTTCTTGTGACAATGGAAGATCATATAAACAATCTTGTTCAATAACCCAAACCAAAGGTACCCCTGGGGTTCCTGCAAAATTAAATATCATACTGTTATCTGTTAACATTTTTTCTCCTTTTTTATTATTGACATGCTTGTCCATTTATTGGTGAACATGATGCACCAGATGAACATCCATCGTTAGAGCATACGGCTGTGCTAAAACATCCTTCAGTTACATCAACACTTGTACACCTTTGGGCTGCAGCAGGAGGAGTTACAGGAGGAGTTACAGGAGGAGTTACAGGTGGGGTTACAGGAGGTGTTACTGGTGGGGTTACAGGTGGAGTTACAGGAGGTGTTACAGGAGGGGTCACTGGTGGAGTGACAGGCGGAGTTACAGGAGGGGTCACTGGTGGAGTGACAGGTGCTGCATTCCATTGAGCTACAAGTACTACATTAGCACTAACGTTAACTGATGCGCCAAGACCATATGCACCTATGAATGTACTATAATTAATGTATGCATAGTAGCTGCTAAAGGTATATCCAGATCTTGTTGGTGCTGTAGTAGGAATTGTAAATGATCCTGTATGATTTGTATTTGCTGGACATCCAGTACCACCATTGCAATCATAAGTTAGGCTATAAGACACTACATCTTCTACCCAATTAGCATAAAGGGTAAAGCTTTCTGATGGGGTAAATACATCGCCTGCATCATATATGTAAATAGCAGTTCCAATATCAGGGTATCTCCAGTAGCTAAGTGTATAGCCAGATTTTGTTGCTGTTGGTACTGTAACAGTGTTGCCAGCATTAACAGTTGTTGGTGATATTGTGTTTCCACCATTAGTATTCCATGTAATTGTATATTGAATTGTAG